GAATAGAGCTGTCGCTATTCAAACTACAGGGATTACGACTTCAAACAATTCATTTAATTTCAAAAATCATGGATACTCCACAGGTGAATTAGTTACTTATTCTGCATCTGGTGATAAGATACCAGAACTATCAACTGAAGATCAATATTATATTTTAAAAATTGATGACAATAATTTTAGAATTGCAAATGCTGGTGTAGCAGGGACCAATCCCACTAATTTCAATAGAGGTCTTGCCGAAAGAATCACAGGTATTGGAACTGGTCTTCATACTTTTAATTATCCACCAGTAACTGTTGATGTTGCAGTATCAATTGCAAACACTGTTGGTGTGGTTACAGCTACACCTGTTGTTAAAGGTGAAATTGTAGATACTTTGTTGTATGATGGTGGTTCATCATATGGATCAAAGGTACTTAATTTCCACAAGAGACCAACTGTGGATATTAAAACTGGTACTGGTGTAGAATTGCAACCAGTAATTGTTGATAAGAAAATTATCGATATCTTAGTAACACAACCTGGAAATAATTATTTCTCTCCACCAGATGTTGTTATTAGTAGTGAATCTGGATCTGGATGTAAAGCCAGAGCACTTGTGAATGATAATGGAAATGTTACTGACGTAATTATATTAAGAACTGGTAACAACTATGTTGCATCAAACACCTCAGTTGAGGGTATTTCAAGAGGGTCTGGGGCACTTTTACGCCCATCTGTTAGAAATCTGACTATTAACAATAGAGTTAGATTTGCTGACTATAATGGAGAGGCTTTAGTTGATAAAGGTGAAAATGGACTCCAGTATTGTGCTGTTGGATATAATCCAAAGTTACAAGCAGACTTCCAAGATTTGGATCCAACAAAACATTCACCTCTAATTGGGTGGGCATATGATGGAAATCCAATTTATGGGTGTTATGGTTATACTGATCCAGATAGCACAACATCAATCATTAAACTGATTGAGTCTGGATATACTATTGATATTACACAAGTCGAAGACAGACCCTCTGGATTTGAATCTGGACTGTTCTTAGAAGATTACATATTCAATGACTCTGGTGATCTGGATAAGCACAATGGTAGATTTACAAAAACTCCAGAATTTCCAAATGGCACCTATGCTTATTTTGCGACTCTAAAATTAGATTCATTTACTGGAGATCTTGTATCTAGTTTCCCATATTTCATTGGAAATTCTTACAGATCCAATATTGTACCAGAAAATCTTGCTGGATCTTCAATATCACTAACTCAAGATTTTGATTTTATTGGAAATGAATTAATTAGAAATACTTTCCCATATAATGTATCTGTAGTTGGTGCAGATTATGACTTCTTCACCCAACCATATAATTTTGATAATCAAGATATTACTGTACAATCAAGATCTACTGGTGGCGTAACTGGTCTTGCTATTGTTAATAAAGGTAGAAATTATAAAGTTGGTGATAGTGTTGTATTTGATAATACTAGAACCACTGGTGGTGCAGTTGCAGCTCAGGTATTTGAGGTTACTGGAACAGATGTTCAAAGTATTACAAAAGAATTTTTAACATACGATAAGTTTGTATTTGAAACTTTAAATGATAATCAAGTAATTGCCTCTATTTCAACCTATCACGATCTTGAAGCTGGAAATATCGTTAAGATATCTGGTCTTTCTACTTATGTTGCTCAGTTAGCAGGTGATAAGTCGATTGGTGTTCCAATTGATGATTTTAGTTTAACTGAGAATGTTCCATTAGAATCTGTGGGTGGAATGACCACAGATCTTCCAGTTTCGAGAGTTCCTGAGTTTTTAAGACCAAACACTGAAATTGAAATTAACGATGAAACTGTAACTGTTTTAAATGTTTTTAAACCATTAAATATTTTTGGAAGATTTAACAATATTATTAGAGTCAAGAGAGGAACAACTGGTTCTGGACACACTGTTGGTGCTGCACTAACAGTCAAGCCAAGTCAATTTATATTTTCTTTCGATGGAGCAACTTTAGATTCCAAACCAAATGACGTTGTATATTTCAATCCAACCGAAGCAGTTGGATTTGGAACAACTACTGGTATCGCAGTAGATAGATCATATGAAATTGGTGGCATAACAACAGATAGAAGTATTCCAACATATTCAATCTATCTTGAGAATCATCCATTCGTTGATAATCAAGAAATTAAAATTATTAAACCAGGTGATCGTAATCCTATCGCAGTATCTACAGTTGGTGCTGGTGCAACATTTAACTTACCAATAAGTGGTCAAGAACAATTAGTATATGTTGTCAACAAAGGTCCCAACACCATTGGCATTAAAACAACACTGGATTCTACTGAGATTAACTTTATCAGTTGTGATTCGGATGATTATGAATATCAAGTTCAATCAAACTTTAAGCAAATAACTGGTAAAGTTGAAAGACTCACTGCAAGAGTTTCAACTGGATCTTCTCATGGATTGCAAAAAGATGATTCAGTTAAATTCGAGGTAAAACCAAATCTAACTGTTGGTATTGGAACATCAACGGCTGTAAGAATTAAGTTTGAAGAATTTATTCAAAACGTTGTAGTTGATCAAATTGGTTTTAGTTCATCTTCTGTTGGTCTTTCAAGTTCAAGATTTAATATTGAAAGTCATGGTTTAGTCACTGGAGATCTAGTATTCTATAATGCAGATGAAACAACGGGCATTGATACTGGAAAATATTTTGTCTTCTCTGGTGATCCAGATTCATTCTCTCTTGCAGAAACTCTAACTGACTTGTCTGGAGAAACTCTGACATTAGTTGGATTCACTACTGTTGGTGGTTCATCACATACAATCTCTAAAGTTAACCCAGAAATAGAAGTAACAAGAAATAATAGTCTTAAATTTGACCTATCAGATCCAACATTGTCTGGATATAATTTCAAAATTTTCTATGACAAAGAATATAGAAATGAAATTGTAGGAACAGGACAGTCTACCGCATTTGAAATTATAGGAATAGGAACTGCTGGCCTAGGAACTGCTAGTGCTACAATTCAATTTAATGAATATCTACCAGAACAACTTTTCTACAATCTAGAAAAAATATCAGACAATACTCTGGTCGAATCAGATGATGCAACACAAAATTTCTCAAGAATTTTGTATGTTGATAGTGAATATTCTAAACAATCAACAGTTGTTGGATTGGGAACTACAGTTACAACATTCTTAATTAATCTCCCAGATAAACCAGAAAAAGACTCATATGTCAAATCTGAAGTTGACAAGATTGAATACACGACAAGATCAACTAGTGCTTTTGGTGGGATCTCCAAAATAGATATTTTATCACAAGGATTTGAATATGATAGACTCCCTGGAATAAGCACAATCACATCAGAAATTGGTGTTGATGCCGAGTTAATTCCAAAATCACAAGAAATTGGTCGTCTTAATCTTGTTGAAGTTAAAAAACCAGGATTTGATTTTGCAGTAGATAAAACTCTAAAACCAGTCGCTGATATTCCAGCTCTCCATGAAATTACTGGATATTTTACAACTGGCGATGTTAGACCTGTCTTTGGTGGTAGAAATTTCATTAGTCCTCCTAATCTAGTTCTTGTAAACTCAGTTACAAATGAACAAGTTGATGGTGTATCTCTACTTGCAAATTTGGATGGTGGTAGTATTGACTCTGTAGAAATTATCAACGCAGGAGCTGGACTTCAGGGTGTTGGACATAGTGTATTCAGTCTAATTAATGATAACGGACTAAGTATCACTAAAATTGATAGTGTTCAAACTGGTATCATGACTCTAACGGTTGTGACACCTGTTCTAGGATTCACTACAAATCCATTAGTTCCTGGAGATGAAGTATTTGTTGATGGTATTCAAGAATATACTGGAGAAGGTGATGGATTTAACTCAAAAGACTATGGATTTAGATTCTTTGAAGTAACAAGTTTCAATGGTGGCATTAACCCTGCTGAAGTCACAATTGATCTATCTGGTATTGGAACTGGAGCTCCTGGTGTTGGTGTTACTAATGTAAACTTTGGATCTATCGTAAAGAAAGATGCATATCCAACATTCTTTGTTGAAATTGCTCCCAAACCTTTCATTAACAATGAACCATTAGAATTAGTTAATGAATCTGGAGAAAGAACTAAGATTAATTTGACTGTTGAGTCAAATGAAGATGCTATTTTCAAAACTAGAGGTGCATATGAATTAGAACCTGGAGATAAAGTCTATGGTTCTGTCTCTGGTGCAGAAGCCGTCATTGTTGAAGCTAAGAGATTCAATGCTTTCTATGATGTTGGTTATGGTTCAACCATCAATTTTGGTTGGTTGGATAATAGAGGTATTTTAAATGAAGATACTCAAGTTGTTCCCGATAATGATTATTATCAAAGATTGGCATATAGTATTAAGAGTCCTGTAAAATATGAAGATCTAATTGGTCCAGTCAATCGTCTTGCACACATTTCTGGAACAAAGAATTTTGCAGATACTGAAGTCACCTCTGTTGCTGTTGCTGCTACTAATGCAATTGATGATGGAACACAATCATTGGTTATTGATTTGTTCAATCAATCCGATGTAACAACTAACAATTTCTTCGACTTTGCCGTTGATACTGACGTTGATCAAAATGTAACTAATTTTGCCCAAGTTGCTACAAACTCTATTAAGTTTGGAACCAAAAAACTAACAAATTATATTGAGTGTATTACAAACAGAGTTCTTCAAATTGATGATATCAGTGAGTCATTTATTGACAGAGAAAACTTAGTTGGTACTTTTAAAGATATTATTTCATTCCCTGCAGGAACAGGGTATTCAAGATTTACAGTTATTGTAACCGATGCTATTGATTTAACATCTTATCAGGTTTATGATGTTGTAATTCTTTCTGATGGAAATAACAATTCATACATTCTTGAAAAATCTAACATCAAGTCAAATCCACAATTGGGAGTTGCTCTTGAAGAAGAAAAAGAAAGTCTAGGTGAAATTACAGCATTCTATGATCAAACATTTGGAACGATGAATCTTAGATTCACACCTTCCAATCCAGATAAAACTTATAACTTAAAAGCTTTCCGTCAATTATTCGATTCAAGATCAAGTGGTATTGGATCTGTTATCATCGGGGACACCACACTCATCGGTGTTACAACATCTGTTGGAATTGGTTCCACTGAGCAAATAGTTGGTCTTGCATCTAGTGAATTTAATTCAGCGTTTGCATACGTTGAAATTTTAGATGAAGTAACTTCTGAGCGTCAATATGCTGAAGTGTCTGTTCTTCATGATGGTGTAAATGGATTCATTGCTGATTATGGATTTGATACTAGTGATAGATTATTAAACTATAGTCCAATTGGTACTTTTGGTGTAAATTATGATACTAGTGGAACTGATGATGTTGTAAAACTAGAATTCCATAATAACGTTGGCAATCCAACTCTGGTCAAATCTAACGTAATTGGATTTACCACAACTAGCGTTGGTATTAGATCATCATTCTTCAAACTATCAACTCAGGCAGACGGTACTGAAAGAACCGCAAGACTAGAGTCCAATGTAATTGAAGAAACCATGGCTGGTTATGGTATTACTGTTGTTGGAATTACATCACTATTTGATCGTGTTTCTAAGTCCATAATTAGAGTATCAAGTGGAAATACACAGTCCATGAGTCAAGTCATGATGACTCAAGAGGCTGGTCAAAGAGACATTTTTGTACTCGAATATCCTCAACTAGGAGTAAATACTGCTATTGGTCTTGGCACATTTACATCGGAATATGATGGAATCTTTGCCAAATTGCTATTCAAACCAGATAGCAAATTTGCTGGTGATCAAATCAGAATTGAAGAATTTAGTGAAATTATTTACGGAGATCAAGATACAAACATACTTGCAATTGATGAGTTTGGTGCAGGTACTGTCATTGAGGAAGTAATTCAGTCAATCTATACACCACAAGATAGAACTAACTTTACTCTTTCATATGAAGGATATCCAATTTTCGCAAGAAGATTTAATCCTGGAAATTCCTCTGTATTCGATTCTACAACAGGAAATATTTTCCTTGAGAGTCATTTCTTGAACTCTGGTCAAGATGTTAAGTATTCTCCTGGATCAACTATTATTGGTATCAATTCAGAACCTATCACAATTGGTTCTACAACTGCTGGTGGTGGTGGAGTAATTGGTGATATTAGAGATGGTGTAGATATTGTTTCTGCTGCAAGTACAAATACTGGAATCGCAGTTGGTGATGAATTCTTTGGTCCTGGTGTTGCAGCTGGTGCTACAATTGTAAGTATCGGTAACACATTTAGATTCTTCCTTGGAGACTCTGATGGCACCAAAGTCATTACTGGCATTGCAAACACCACAATCATTGCCATTGGCGATACAATTAGAGAACTTGTTACAGAAACTGGATTTGGAACTGTAACTGCAATCGGTGATCAACAAATCACTGTTGAAAATAATGTTCCTGTTGGTGTTGGCAGCACATATTATTCAGAGAGACTTGGCATTGGTATTACCATGTCTGCAGTTGCGACTGCAACCACAAGCAGACAATCATATTTCTCTGGATTTACGACAAATGTTCTTCCTGAAGATCTATTCGTAATTAGAATTGACAATAACAATATCAAACTTGCAACTAAGAAAGACTTTGCACTCAAGAACATTGGAATTGAACCAACAGGAATTGGTGCAGGTAATAACCACTTAATTGATACAACTAAGAAACTTGAAAAGTCACTAATTATTCTCGATGGTGTTGTTCAAGCTCCAATTTCAAGAACTCTCGTAACACACACTCTCATCGAAGATCTTGGTGTTGGTAAT